GTGCGGAAATAAACTATGAAGCGACGCTGTAATCTCTGCTTGCGCAATGTAGATCACTTGCGTACTGATAAGTGGGACAATAACGAAGGGTTTACCTTAACACTCTGTTACGATTGTCAAAAGGTACTCTCTACAATCAAATCCATTTAAAGAGAAAATGAGGACTATAGGAGTTGGTGGGGTAGCAATGGGTATTAAAAGCGAGTTTGGGGCGTTGAAAGGCGTTATAGGGGCGTTATTTGTGCAATCCCATGCCTTCCAATGGTTTAGTAATGGCGTCACCCTGGTTTGCTTCTGCGGCTTTGTTGATCAATGGAAGCAATTTAGAACTTAACATTTGGACATACCAGGGTTGTCCTTCAAGTTCTTTAGCCATATTATGCATCATCGAAAATTGAGAGCCTTCCTCCGTCTTGCCGAGTTCCTTGGCAGCATTCCCCATAGCACCGTTCCAAAAATCTATTGCTGCCTTTCTCGCTTGGGGAATCATAACCTCCTCGAAATCGACCAGGGTTTGCTCTCTGATTTGGTTAGTGATCACTCCAAGGCTAGCTAACAAGGTTTTATCTGACTCGGAGGATATCAACCAGTCTTCAATATTTTTTCTCGTTCTTAAGGGTATCCAATATGTATAAATTGCTAAATAAAGCCCAAAGCTCAAAACCCAAACAAGTGCGAATAGTGCGTCGGTCATTTGCCAAACTCTTTCACACTTTCCCAAGTGCTAGGTCTAAATAAATTAATAAAAGAAGTTAAAATATCTTCAGGTTCTTTAACCAATTTTATTACACCACCTAAATTTTTGTTAACCCAATCTTCAAGTTCTTCTGCTGAATTATAAAACGAACCTAATACAATACCAGGTGGCAAATTTAAATCAACTGTAGGTAGTACTTCTGCTGCTGCAAATACATTTGATAACCAATCAACGGTTTTATTTGTCCTAGCTAAAAGGATCCAAGCTCCAGCCAATACGATTGGAGCAAGTATCGGAGCCATTACCCTGGCTATTGCTAACCAATCAAGCTTGTTAATATCGAAGTCTATCTTTTTTGTCATACTCGATACCCCGTTAAGATACACGATATTGCCCCATTGTTAGCGCTCTCCGTCGCTTGGATCTTAACCGTGCTGTTTGGTGGTACGATAAATTCAAACATCTTGGGCTGAATCCCGATATTATTAATCAGGACAACCAGTTTTTCAGTAAATAAAGCCTGGCCGTCCACATTGATCGTGTAGCTTAGAATCTCACCTGCCGATATAGAGCTCCAATCAACCCCTAAAGTTACCCTGGTTAAGTAAAATGCTGACGGGTTCGTATAATCCAGTAGGGTGACAGCAGAAGAAGTAAGGGAATAACTTCCACTCCACCCGTAGATCTTACCGTCTTTAGCCCTGGAAACTGATTTAGAAGGTCCTAGGGTCATGCATCATATACTCTGCCAGTAAAAACAACAGCCTGTTGTTGGGCTCCTCCTAAAGAGGACACAGTAGCTGAAACTTGAGTCTGTGGGGGAAGTATCACCCTGACAGGTTGATGAGGGTCTCCAGCCATACGGATGTCTTCTATATCCAAGTATTGAGTGATGATTTGGTCATTAAGTTTAATCCTATAGATCATATCAGCACTTTGCACGCTATCAGTAGCATAGAAGAATTGAAACTTTCCAACGATATATTCCTTCCCTGTTTGAAAGAATAAGAATGTTACTTCAGCACCTGAACCCCCACTATCTAATAAGCCAGAATATGCGTAGGCATGGGTTCCAGCATAAGATATCCCTTGGTTAGGAGCAAGAAAGGTTGCTATTTGCTTTTCTTTAGCCATTCAAGACTATTCAAAATATAGGGTAACTGCCAGACTCGAAGCCGTAGGGGTTCCAGTCGTATACTGATATGCAACCTGCAGATCAATATTGTTCACACCTGTAATGTCAAAATTAACTGGAATCATATTAAATTCAGCAGCCGCACCAGCATCTGCCGCATCTCCAGCTAGACCAGCAAGGGTCATGTTCTGTTCGCTCATATTACTGCCCAATAAACGTCCCACTAGTATCCATCCTTTGGTATCGTTGGCATCTACTGCCACATCGATTCGACTGATCCTAGTTGATCCCTGGGGCGTTTGGATATTGCCAAGCGAAGAACTTGACATATTATCTGTGAGTGAGCTGTAGGTTTTATCCGTCGGCGTACCGTCGAATGTTCGGGTTATGGTTGTTACTGACATTGTTTTTTTATCTCCTTATATTCTTAGATACCATTTATCTGTGCCTAGTTTTACGTTTGGTATCATTTTACGTGCTATGGTTCCTCCAGTTGCTACTAGAATGGAACCTACTAGGGCTTTTTGTCCTCCCTGAGTGGTAACGGCAGTCTTTAAATTTTCTGCTAAGCGTCTACCTGCTTTATCGACATTTCCTTGCATTATCCATCCAGTGACGGAATCTTTACCGGCTTGCGTAGCTGTCCATCCTGACTTACTGTTAATCCAACCTCCAATGATTGCTAAACTTGCTAATCCGCTTATGGATGGGTGTGGTATTCGTTTCATGTTATATCTCCTTGGATTGCCTGGGGCTTTACGAGTGTAGGCTCTACGTGCGGTTTTACGACGCTGACCTTTCTTGGTTGATGAACGAGAGCGAGACGCACTGTACGATCTCTTAGATATGAGCTTTCCATTTCTAAAAAACATAGTTCGTCCATTCTTTCCTTTCCTCGTATACAAGCCCACAGGCATATACTCAGATATGAGTAGTCCTTATTAAATGAGTAGGTAAACGTTTTTGAGTATAGCACAATTTGTTATATAGCAAAAGCAACGTAACAACACAGTTATGAGCTTAGACAAAGATAAGAAGTATAGCCTGGGCACGCCTTCGTTAATGCGTGGCCTTGAGAAGGGACAGGAAGCGGAAGTTAAATTCCTCACTGATCCTAAGCCTGTGGAAACAGAGCACGGAAGTAAGTTTGACATTCAAGTCCAATTACTTTCCCATCCTCACGAGTCCTGCTCTTCTCTTAAGAAAGAAGGGAAAAGACTTGTCTGGAGAACTAATTGTCACGTTGTGAGAGTTACTATTACGGATCTCTTTGTAAACAATGACGAACAATTCGTCAAAGACTGGTATGCAAACACCTGGACTATCTCTTGTAAAGAAGATGGAAACATCTGGATTGAATCATGATCTGTACACCCTGTGATATTGACTGGACTACTGACGACACGCCTTTTGTGTATTGTCCTATGTGCGGAAATAAACTATGAAGCGACGCTGTAATCTCTGCTTGCGCAATGTAGATCACTTGCGTACTGATAAGTGGGACAATAACGAAGGGTTTACCTTAACACTCTGT